AATTCTCTTCTAAACAAAGAGAGTTATTTTAAACAGTGTAGAAAGAACAGTAACAGTAGAGGGAGAAAACGTAGGTAGTATTATTGATTTTAATGGTTCTGGAGATGGCAAAAGCATAGATTTTAAATTTTCACCATTTAGGTATGTAGTGACTGGAAATAATTTCGATCCAAAGGCTACTCATAATAATCAATTAGTTATAACAGTAAGTGGAAAGATTTCCTCACAGTCTCTATCTGTTCAGCCAGGAAATACTTTGAATGGTAGCGTAACTATTCGGGAAAATATTTTCTAAATGTGTAATCATTTATGAATGGCTAAATCTAAAAAATCAGTGGACAATTCTGTTGAGATTGGTTCAATGGAACGCAAGATAGACTTCAAACAGCGCAAATTTAAATTCTCTTCTAAACAAAGAGAGTTATTGGAAATTTGTCTAAATCCTGACACAAAAGCGATTTTCATCGCTGGACCAGCGGGTAGTAGTAAAACCTACATGGCAATCTATGCAGCACTTAATTTGCTTGCTTCTAAAAGAGAGTTAGAAATGACTTATATTCGCAGCATTGCTGAAAGCGCGGATAAAGGTATCGGCAGTTTGCCAGGGGATGTAAACGAAAAGTTTCTTCCTTTCTCTATTCCCTTAGACGACAAGCTGGACGAGATTATCACTGCTCCTACAGCAATTAACATGAAAAAAGACGGTGTCATTGGAGTCATGCCAATTAACTTTGTTCGCGGCTCTAGCTGGAGTGATCGTATCATTGTTGCTGATGAATCTCAGAATTTTTCTCATAAAGAGTTAGTAACTCTTATTACTCGTATTGGAGAAAACGCAAAATTATTTGTTTGCGGTGATTTAATGCAGAGCGATATCCGAATGAGCGGCTTTGAAGAAATGATTGACCTCTTTGACGATGAGGATAGTAAATCAAAAGGTATTCATGTTTTTAGATTTGGAAATGAAGATATTTATCGTAGTGAAATTTTAAGATTTATCGTGGCTAAATTGGAGACTTTGCGCAAGCGTTAGTGTAAGTAGTTACATGCCTCCAAAAATCACATTCGACTGGTTTAGCGCTATCAAAACTGGGTTACTCGCCATCGCTGCGATTTCAGTTTTATGGCTAAATACTAACTATGCGTCAGTGCCAGATTTAAAAGCTTTAGAACAGCGAGTTCTGAAATCAGATGAAAAAATTGCGATTCTAGACGAAAAATTAAAATCTATAGTTGAATTAATCAATACCAAACTTGATTATATTAAGCGAGATACGGACGAAATTAAAAAGAAGATAGAACAAATAAAATAACTTATGGCCTCATGTTTTTGTACTAGTTGTGGAAGTAAAATGGAGTATAGCTTTGCTGCTCCAAATTTTTGCGGTAAATGTGGTACAAAATTAAATGCTTCTGCGGCATCACCAATCAATGCTTCTGTTTCTAAAGTGCAAAAGAACTTCTCAAAAGAAGATGAAGACTTTGATGATGAAGACGAAGAAGGGGGTAATGGAGATTTCTCAAATGCGAGAGAGGTTCCAGTAATCAGAAGTTTTGCTTATGAAATCGAACACGAACTTGGTAATCGTACATACAAATTAGGGGATTTATTTGGTAGTCCTCAACCTCCCGATAGAAAAAGTCGCTCCGTCTCTCTAGATGACTTTAAAAACAGAGATGGGCGCAACAAATAAAATTTCTTTCGAGGAAAAACTACCAATAATTGCAACTGAAATTCGGAAACGAAAAAATAAGTGGCAACTAAGCATTCTCAAATGGCTATCGTTTGAGGATGTCGAACAAATTATTACTATCCACATCTATAAGAAGTGGGACATGTGGAATCAACTGAAACCTCTTGAGCCTTGGATTTCTCGCATCATTTCTAATCAGATTAGAAACTTGATTCGTAATAATTATACAAATTATGTTAAGCCGTGCGCCAGTTGCGTGCATAATCTAGGAGACGATCACTGCTCTCTTAACCTAAGTGGTATTCAAACAAAAGAATGCTCACTGTATGGTAGTTGGGAGAAAAGCAAAAAGCATGGATACAATATCAAACTACCTTTAGAGTTGGAAAACCATGCTCGCGAAGTGGAGAATATTTCTAGTCATAATTTAGACTTTGACGAAGCTGTATTATCTCTTAATGGCGAAATGAAAAAGATTTTATCGGCTAACTATTATACTGCTTATTGTATGCTGTTTTTCGAAAAGAAAAGCGATGAAGAAGTCGCCGTTTTCTTGGGCTATCGCTGTAATGAAAAAAATCGCAAAGTAGGATACAAGCAAATTAAAAATCTAAAAAAACTCTTTAGAGATAAGGCTATTGAGATTCTAAAAAATAAAGATATTATATGAACGAATTAACTCCTGAACAAGAAAAGTTTATTCGCGACAATTATATTAAGATGTCGGATTTAAACGAGCTTACCTGTAATTGCTTTAACGACTCCTCCCTTGACGGCAGAACAAAAGAGGGCCGTTTAGTGCGTAAGTTTTTAATTGATAATAAATTCCAATACAGCACTTCTAAAAAAGTCAAAAGCGATGAGATTGGTTTAAGTAATTCTCAAAAAGAATTTATTTTGCTTCAAACACAATCTGGAGTCTCTTCTTTTAGAATTGCTGAGATGGTTTTTAGCGATAGAGAGGTGAAAAAACTCGGCTTAGAACAACGCGCTGTTTTAGACTACGTTCGCTCCGTTAATCCAGACTTTGTTATTGGTAGCGAGAGCGCTTCTCTCACAGAGTATTCTCCACCAAAAGCTTTTGGTAGAATTCTAAAGAAAATTAATGATGCTACTGGTTTAAAACTAGAAGAAGATAAAGTCTCTCGACAATACCGCATGTGCGTGGATAAGCTAGGTATTAATCTAGCTAATTCGCGCTTTGTAGCAATTATTAATAATTATATTTCTGGTAAAGATCGTTATTTGTTTGAAGAAGAATTTGTACGCTTGACTTGGGATAAGCCAGACTTATCCGCAGATGAATTAAATCTTTACATGAATGTTTGTAAAGAAATCATTAACCTAGAAGTTATTGGCAAACATTTAAATAAATTAAATGACCAGTTTGACGATATTGATGACCAGCAAGATATGACTGTTCGTTTAGCGGAAATTATTAAAGCTAAATCTGGCGAGTATCATCAGTGCGAGGGGCGAATTGAAAACTTAACCAAAAAGCTTCAAGGTGATCGCGCCGAAAGAATGAAAAGCAAGTTTAAAGATAACGCATCAATCATTTCTTTAGTTCAGTTATTCCAAGACGAGGAAGAGCGCAAGAATATGGTGAATATCGCGGAGATGCAAAAACAAATCGTTTCAGACGAGGCTAATCGTTTAGAGAGTATGGGAGAATGGAAGGCAAGAGTCTTGGGGGTGGCAAAAGAAGATGTCATTTAATTGTTTAGAATGCAGTAATGAGTTTGACTCAGAGAGAAGTCTTCATGCTCACATCAAGAAGCATGATATGTTTCTTCATGATTACTATACCAAACACTATCCTCGCAGGGATTTGCTTACAAATGATTTGTTGCCTTTTAAAAATAAAGAGCAGTATTTTAATACTTATTTTTTGAACAGAAATAATCAGCAAGCTTTCTTCTCCAATAAATTTAGTCAAGATTGGGAATGCTGTTCTGTTCTAATGAATATTTTAGAGTCTAAAATCAAAGATGGTGTGGCTCCAAGCGAGGTTGAGCTACAGAGTTATAATTTACCTACGATTTCTGTATATAAAAGATTTTTCAATAGTTATGGAGAGGCTTGTAAGAATGTTAATGCATCTCTAAAATTTTCTGCTCATATCCCAAAAGACTTCTCTAATAAAATTGATGCGAAAATCTTTATTGACACTAGAGAGCAGCAGCCTTTAGATTTTGTTAATAGCGAAGCGATGAAGTTAGACTTAGGAGACTACGCTATAGAAAACCAATACTTTAGCTATACGTTCGTCGATAGAAAGAGCGAGGGTGATTTCAAGTCTACACTCAGCCAAGACAATCTAGACCGCTTTAAACGCGAACTGGAGCGTGCGCGTGAACAAAGCTCTTTTATTTTTATTGTTGTGGAGAGTGATATGGATCAAATTGAGAAAAACAATACAAGAACTTCTCACAAATGCAACCTCTCATATATCTACCATAACATGAGAGCTATTCAAAATGAATTTAAAGACTGTTGTCAGTTTGTATTTTCTGGTAGTAGAGAAAACAGCCAAAAGCTTATTCCTAGAATCCTGTTTCATGGTAGAAAATTATGGAACGTGGATTTACAATTTTATATTAACCAAGGAGCACTAAATGGCGTGGATTGAAGGAAATCAAAAACGGAGACAACATTTCAAGAACATTAATAATGAGATTCTTGCAATGGAAGGTTATCTTGAAGAGAAGGATGCCAAGATACTATTCTATAAATTCTTAAAAGAGAATCCGTCTTTTACTTGCGAGCTACTAACTGGAGTTAAGCTCTTTCCGTTTCAGCACATGGCGGTTAAATCTATGATGCTTACTGATTATTTCTTAGGTATCTGGAGTCGTGGTCAAAGTAAGTCGTTCACTACAGGAGTGTTTGCCGCTCTAGACGCTGTGCTACATCAGGGTGTACATATAGGCATTATCTCTAAGTCGTTTCGACAAAGCCGAATGATCTTTAATAAGATTGAAGACATTATGAAAACTCCTAAAGCTTCTATGTTTGCGGAGGCTGTAACGAGAGTTTCTAAAAACAATGATCAGTGGGTTATGGAAATTGGACGAAGTAAAATCACGGCACTTCCACTAGGTGATGGTGAAAAGCTGCGCGGTTTCCGTTTCCAAAGAATGATTATTGACGAGTTCTTGCTTATGCCTGAGCGAATCTATAACGAAGTTATTGTTCCTTTCCTTTCTGTTGTGGAAAACCCTACAGAGAGGCAAGAGATCTATAATCTCGAAAGTCAATTGATTG